ACCTGATAATAGAAGCATTTCTTGCGTTTTGACATATTACAAATGAGAAGAACCTGCTTTAGTATAAAATGCGTACTAAGTTGATTCTTTTCCTTACGAGAAAGCTTAATAAGCTCGTTATCAACAACAAATAGGTTATATTCATTAAAGGAATGCTCTAAAAACGGAAACAAGTTCACATATTCGACATTACCATCAATATCGAAGTAGCTGCGTAGCTCATGCTTTATTATATTCACCGTCATAGGTCTCCACCACAATTATGGCATCAACCCTCACGAAAGCAACAACTTTGGTGGTCTCTTTGTAAAATTGACCTTGCCAATTCGAATATTCATGATCCCATTGTAGTACTCTTCACTAAAAAGCGCTTCAGCTTGGAATTGGTACAGTGTCTCCATATAAGCAAGCTCACTCTTGTTACCACCACTACGAATTACCTCAAAAGTAAACTTCTTCTTACCAAGTTTCTTGATATCCGCGTTCAATCTGTCGGATGATCCTGTATATGTCTTCCAATCCGACTCTCCAATGAAGATTCTCTTACGTTTCTTACCTTTTAAAGGCTTTCTCCTCGTTCTCCTCTCAATCTGCTTCTTACCAATGTACTTCATGTCATTAGTAAGGTTAGTAATCAAGTATACAAAGCCAAATGGGAGTTCATCCCACTGCTCCTCACAAGTCCAATGACCAAGATCAACCATTCTATCCAAATACACCTAACCACTCATCTGATACTTTTGATAAATCTAATACTTTAGCCTGTATATTATCGTCTCCTAGTTCAACAGCTTTATGTAGTCTATGATTACCATCTATTATCATATCATACTTACCATTACTGTATGTAATAATAATAGGATACTTCAAATCAGCTTTCATAGCCCTATCATATGTAGACTTTACTTGCTCACTAGTCTTATTAGGTTTATGTCGTGTATGTATATCTAAATGAGCGATATCCTTTACCGGGATCGAAATAACAGGTGATTCTAATTCTGTTAGCTTATCCTCTACATCCTGCATCGTGATAGTAAGTTTACCATCTGACCATGTTGTATCTTCGTAACCTGTATGAGAGACCCCCTCCACGACTCTTTTTTTAGGGGTTACTACCTTCCATCCTGCTGCAGCACCACCTAATGAATCATACATCGTTAATGCCTTTTCAACAGAATCAAACTTGTGTGTTTCTTTCCCGTTTGTGATATGTGTTACAGTAGACTCCTCATTTTCACTTGGAATACGTGCCTTTGTCTTCTTCTCCTTCTTCTTCGACTTCTTATTGAACCTTGTAAGTACTTTACCCGCTCCAAAGAGTGGAAATGTTGTACGACTATCGTTTCGTGCATGTGAATCTTTAGATTCTGGGCTATTCGGTGAGAATCCAGAACCATCACCACTAATACCCGCATCAGTGGTCGTTATATTCTCTTCAAGCACCTTTTTAAAGTATTCTGAAAATCTAATAAACCTACTCATACTATTATTTAATGCAAATAGTTGATTTCTCTACTTTAGTATGCATACTATATAGTGAATGGAGCAGCTACAACGTTATATAGAGGAGATTGGTAAGGATCTTGTTCTTGATGATTTTAATATTAAAGAGCAAAGCTTACGTCTCCCTGCTCGTAAGCATTATTGGGTAGCTCGTCTGATTGAAGCAAAGATTGAACGTAATCAAACCTTTGAGAAGAAGAAACAACTTAAGCGTAACATTACAATAGAGGTTATCGCTAACTCACCTGTTAAACTCTCACATTCATCAGCAGAACAAGCAGCTGAGAGGCATGAGTCACTTGCTGCTTTAACATCCAGGATTCAAGAGTTGACTACTATAATCGAATATCTAGAAAAGGTGGAGAAGGTAATGTCTGCAATGGGCTTTGATATTAAGAATGTTGTTGAGTTGATAAAGATGGAACAAATGTAATGGTCAATTTTGATTACAAGAAGAGTACACCTAAGCAACCCGGTAAGCTCATTATAAAGTGTTCGGATATAGATCTATTTGAAAATATTCGCGAACATTTCTCTGCAGAAAATACAGGTGCAAGGTTTGCAAGAGGTCGTGGTCGGTTCGCTCCAAGAAGAAAATATGTTATCACACCAACCGGTCAATCAGAGTTAGGATTATACTGGGAGATTCGTCAGTACCTTATTAAGCAGCAAATTAATGATGATGTTGAAACAACTGACGCACTTGCTAAAGCTCTAAAGGTTGGTATTGATGTTGAAATGGTTAATGACTTCAACTTCACTCTTCGTAATTATCAAGAAGACGTGATTCGTAAAGCTCTCAAGCTTGGAACAGGTACATGTGTACTTGGAACTGGTGCTGGTAAGACATTTACTACTGCAGCATTGATTGAAAACTTCTTTAGAGCTTCAAATGATATGGATACATTCAAGTGTTTGATGCTTGTGCCAGATCTCGGGTTAGTTACACAGACATATGATGAGTTTTTAGATTGTGGAACAACATACAAGTTGACAAAGTGGACTGGTAAGACTAAACCAGACTTTACTGCAAATGTAATCATTGCTAATATTGGCATCATTCAGAGTAGGTTTAAGAGTAATGATTGGTTGAGGCATATTGATTTACTTATTGTTGACGAATGTCATAAAATTTCAGCTGGTAATGAGATCTCAAAGATTGTTCAGCAAATCAAGACTCCTAATAAGTTCGGCTTTACTGGAACACTTCCAGAAGATAAACTTAACAAATGGTCAATCATTGGTAAGCTCGGACCAGTAATTTATGAAAAGAATAGTGCTGAACTTCGTGATGAGGACTTCCTAGCTAATGTATCTGTAAAGATACTTAATATTGGTTATGGATCTGCAGCACCTCGCTTCTCTGGACCAAATGGTTATAGAAATGAGTTAGAATACATCTACGAAAGTGAGGGTCGTAATAATATCATAACTCAGCTTGTTGGAAAGCTACAAAACAATACACTGATATTGGTTAACCATATTGCTCATGGAGAGATCCTCCAAGAGTGCTTTCAGAAGTTTGAAGACAAGCAAGTATTCTTTATTAGAGGTGAAGTGCTTGTTGAAGAGCGTGAGAGAATTAAGAAGGTAATGGAGAAAGACTCTAATGTTGTCTGTATTGCTATGAGTTCTATCTTCTCTACAGGTGTCAACATCAAGAACCTTCATAACATCATCTTTGCGGCAGGTGGTAAGTCATTTATTAGAACAGTGCAGTCAATTGGCCGCGGACTTCGCAAGCATGCTGCTAAAGATAAGCTAATCATCTTTGACTTATGTGACCAACTTAAATATGGTCAAGATCATTGTGATAAGCGTAAGTTAATATATGATAAGGAGCAGATCGAATATTCAGAGGTCCAACTTAACAGTTGATCTCTACAATAGTGCATATATAATTAAGTTATAGATGAGTAAGACCGATAAGAAAGAGTACTATATTAAACCTGCTGAGTTTAAGGCAAGTCTAAGTGCGTATTATGATACCGATGTACTTACAGATGATTTGGCTGAGAATATTAAGAAGATTGCATATGGTTTGAGCTATAATGGATCTTTCATTAACTACTCTTATAAAGATGATATGATTGGTGATTCATTGATTAAGATGTATGCAGCATTGAAGTATAAGAAGTATAAGTTTGAAAATAATTCAAATCCCTTCTCTTACTTCACTACTATTGCTTATCATGCTTTTATCAATCGAATTAAAAAGGAAAAAAAGCATCACCAGACCATTACTTCCTATAAGGAGAAAATATACGACGAGTATATGAGTAATCCTGATAACACTCACGGGCATGTTTATGTGAAGCCCGCTGATGATGATTCCACGTATTAATAAAAGTAAGGTTGCTATTTTTAGTGACCTTCATCTCGGTATACATTCCAATAGTACAGACTGGCATAATTATGCCATGGACTGGGCAATTTGGTTTCGTGAAGAATGCCGTACTAAAGGTATTAAAGATATTATCTTTTGTGGTGATTGGCATCACAACCGCTCTGAGATATCTGTTAACACTCTTCAGGTATCTGCAGATATTTTGGACCTATTTAAAGAGTTCAACCTTATTGCTATTACAGGCAATCACGATATTTATTATAAACATAGAACAGATGTTAACTCACTTTCGATTTTCAAGAATAGGCATAATGTAACTGTACTTGAACAGTATCAAACCATGGAAGCCTTTGATAAAAAGCTATCTTTCTGCCCATGGAATACACCAACAAGTGTTATTGAAAAGAGTGATGTA